GCTTCAAGCGAAAAAATACGCATCAAGGAAACTCGGCAACCATACTCGCGATAACGACGCCGACTATGCGCACGCTTTGATCGGCCTCTTCGTCGGCGTTGGGGGAGACGACGATTTTGGTTGGTTGCTGGTATTCAGGGCTTGTCGACCGTGGCCAGAGCCACGCGTTACCATCGTTAAGTAATTGAATTTCTTTGATCGAAATCTCAGCGTGGTCGTTAGGCCGGACTCGCCGAACGACCACCTTTTGCCCCGATCGCAACAGATAATTCCCAGGATAGAGGGCCGCCACGACATAGGACCGGTCTTTGTACACTCGGTCAAAAGACGGATCCTTTACGCGCAACGCATATTTGTGGACAGCCGAGTCGACCGCACCGACTAGTGACTTTGGAACCCATAGCTCGGTGAGATTAACCTCTTCCGGGTCATCGGCTACGCTCCATCTCGGTGGCCACGGATAGCCCAAGACCGCCCAATGATCTGCGCGGGCCGTCCCGACGATCATCACCCGTTCAGAGTAATTTAGTATCGACGTGCTGTTGATGCGGAAGCTTTCCAGCAAGGTCCGAACGTTCTTTCGCAGCGCCTGCCCCGCATCAGCGGGCAATCCCTTCATCCGTGCTGACGTCAGGTTTTCGATAGCATCAAGAATCTTCTTTTCAGTCCTGGCGCTCAAAACGTGCGCGACGTCGCTGTTGACGAACTTATTCAAGGTTGAGGGGGACAGTGTCGCCTCTCGCGCAAGCTCTGTTGAGGTTATCTCCAGCAGGGCGATGACCCGCTGAATGAGATTTCGCTGAGCATCTCGGAGCGGCGCCGCATAGTCGGCGTCCTTGTCGGCAGGGGGTCTGGCCATAGTTTTAACGGTAATGGGCGGCGCGGAAAAATGCGCTACGAAGTTTTTCGCTTGCCAATCCTAGTGGTGCGTATAAATTCGCACGGATGGATATCCAAAAGCGCATCGCTGAGATCGAAGCCGGCCTAAAAGCCCTTGGGGTTGCTCGAAGCGAGTTTTTCACCCTCGCCGGACTTCATCATGACTCATGGCGGCGTTGGAAGACCGGGGAGTTGCCAACCTTACGGAAGTGGCAAAGAGCGGAAGGCGCGTTCGCAGAACTCTCGCGGGCCTCGGCCGCGCCGATTTCCGCATGACCATTCCAACCTGCTCCTTCGCCCTTCGTCGCGCGCCGGCTGGCCCATAACCAATCAGGGGGTGGGGGATCATGTTGGGCATCGGGTCGATATCACCTTCGCGCGACGAATACCGCACGTCTTTCGGCCATGACGTACCTGAGCGAGCATCAGTTCATGTGGCGGATATCCATCCCCCACAAGTCTCCCTGCCATCGCGTCGGCAGGGGGCGGTAGCGCAGATCCGGTCGTCGTCGTGGTATGCCGCCGCCATCAACACCGGACGGCGCCACGCCTGCCAGGGCGTGCACCGTCCGGCTCTTCCGTCTCGATCGTCTCCTCTGTCGTTCCTTGGTTCGCGTGACTGTTCGCAACAGTCGCCGCGAAATCTGCCCAATCGTCGGAATCTCCTTCATCGAAATCGGCTCCGTCAGTGCGTGGTCACAATCACGCGCGGAGCCGCCGAATGTCCTACCAGCATAACGGGCCAAAATATGGCCCATCCCACGGGCCAAAGTTTGTGAACGCCACCGCCGCCATCACCACCGACTCGGTGACGGAGCGCCTGGGCTCGTTCCTGCGTAACCGGTATGGCGGCAGCGCGAAGCTGGTGGCGCGCGATGCCGGCTGCAACATCGAGGCGGCCCGCAACTGGCTGGACGGTCGAAACACCATGAGCCTGACCTACTTCCTGCGTCTCTGTCAGTCGCAGCCCGACCTGTGGGGCGAGGCGCGGCGCATCATCGCCATGGACGTCGACCTCGACCCCGACACCGAAGCGGCCCTCCTTAAGCTGATGATGGCCATGTCGCGGCGCCGCTCGCAGAACGTCATCGCCGCCGCCGAAACGCCCGATCCCGAGAAGGGCGGCGGCCTGTGAGGGCGTGGGGGGCACGGGTTCGCCGCCGCGTCGCGCGTCGTCTTGCGCTGATCGCCGAGCGATTTAACGACTGGGCCGAGTGGTGGCTGAATCGATGACGCCGGGCGAACCCTTAATCGTCCACCCAGTGAGCGTCCGGGTGTCCACCGATGACCTGCTGCCATCGTCCGACACTCTCCGGCGTGCCGTGGCTGTCGCCATGCCGAAGGTCAGGGCCGGCGTGGCAGAGGAGGCCGAGAAGCTTGCCGACGAGATCGAGCGGGGCGCGAGGCCGGAAATCACCAGCCCTGCCCAGGCCGTTCGGCTTCTCGCCGAGACGATGCGCGCCACGGACGCGAAGCGCGCCGCGCCCGCACTGGTCGTAAACAACCGAGGTGTCGGTGCACAAGGTTCGTAAAATCGACTATCGCGCCGACGAGATGATCGCGGGCGTCGCCGGCCAGCTCGAGATGGTGGAGTTCGCCGTCTACTCGATGGTCTGCAATCTCATCTACAGCCAGGGAAGGGCCATCCCTGATGACGCCGAGTGGATCGCGCGGCTGTTCAAGGGGACCAATCCGAGGTCGGTTCGCGCACCCCTCGACCGCCTGATTGCCAAGGGCAAGATCATCCGAACCGAGGTCGAAAGCACCTCGAATGAGGGTCGAAAGACCTTTGAATTGATGGTGAACCGATGCCGAATTGAGCTTGAAGCTGCAGCGAACCGGGTGCGAACCGCCAGCGAAAACGGGGCGAAAGGCGGTAGGCCATCCAAGGAAAACAATGACGTAGAAAAACCAGGCGGTTCTACTCCAGCTAACCAAGACGAAAAACTAACTCTTCAACGAACAAACGAACAAACGAACAAACTCTCTCCAGACGCTTTGCTCGATCTGGAATTTGAGGCCTGGTATGCCGAGTACCCGTTGAAGAAAAGCCGGGCACCGGGACGCAAGGCTTTCACGACTGCCCGGAAGAAAGCCTCGCTCGAAGAATTGTTGCAAGGCGTCAGGCGCTACATCGCGGAGTGTCGGCGCTTGGGCACGCAGCCGGCCTACATGAAGCACCCGGCGACGTGGCTCAACAGCGAATGCTGGAAGGACGAGACGACATCGGCGCAGGTGCTGTCGCTGCACGCGATGTCCGAACGCAGCATGCTCGCGAGGTGATGGCCCCATGATCGACGTCGCGGAACGGCTGTTGGAGCACGGGATCAGGCTGAAGGCCTACGAGGTCGGCGAGCACGCGGCGACCTGCCCGCAATGTTCGTCGACCCGCAAGAAAGCCAAGGACCCGTGCCTGGGCGTCAAGGTCGATGGTGTCGGCGGCGCCGCGTGGTACTGCCATCACTGCGGTTGGCGGGGGAATCTGCCGACAGGTCAGGGAGCTTCGCCGGCCCCGCCGGCAAAGGTCTACCGCCGTCCCGCCGCGCCGAAAGAAGAACCAAGGCCAGCCGCGATATTCGCGTGGTTCGAGCGCCGCGGCATCAGCGAGGAGACCGTCAACGCCTTCCGCTGCTACGTGACGAAGCATTGGTTTCCATCGCTTGAGGAGGAGCGCGATTGCCTGGCGCTGCCGTACTTCTGGCGCGGCGAACTGGTCAACGTGAAGTACCGGACCAAGGTGGCGCGCGAGGACGGCACCGAGGGCAAGACGTTCGCTCAGGAAGCGCAGGCGCAGCCGACGCTGTTCAACATCGATGCGCTGGCGCCTGACGAGGTGATCTTCGTGGAGGGCGAGATCGACGTCATGTCGCTGTGGGAGGCCGGCTTTCAGAGCGTGGTGACCCTGCCGAACGGGGCAGGCAAGGACGCCAAGATGCGCGAAGACGACAAGCGCCTGGAGCCGCTCAACACCCACGCCGAAGCGCTCATGCCGCTGAAGAAGATACTGATCGCCACCGACATGGACGAGCCCGGCGAGGTTCTGGCGCAGCAGCTGGCGTCACGGTTCGGCCGCGATAGATGCTGGCGCGTGACGTTCCCCGATGGCTGCAAGGACGCCAACGAAACGCTGATGAAGAACGGGGCGGCAGAACTCGCCGCGTGCATAGCTCGCGCCGAGCCGTGGCCCATGGACGGCGTCCAGACCGTCAGCGCGTTCGCCACCCAGGTATGGGATCGCTATTACGGACGCGGGCCGCAGCCGCTGTCGACATGCATTCCCGGGCTTGACCGGTATTGGATGGTGATGCCGCAGACCTTCAACGTGATCAGCGGATATCCCAACCACGGCAAGTCGAACTTTATCGATCAGGTCATGGTCGAGATGGGGGATCACCACGGTTGGAACTTCGCATTCTTCTCACCGGAACACCCGATAGAGGATCACATAGTCCGGCTTTCGGAGAAGGTCGCGAAACTGCCGTTCTACGATGGCCCCACGCCGAAAATGAGCAAGGCGCAGGTGGCGGACGCGCTGGACTGGCTGCTGCGCCACGTCTCGTTCGTTGAGTCGAAGACCGCCTCGCCGACGGTCGACTGGCTTATCGAGCGTTTCAGGTGGTGCGCGGTGCGCCGCGGCATCAACGCCGTCGTGATCGACCCCTACAACCAGATTGAGGCCTCGAAGCGGGTAAACCAGAGCGAGACAGAGTTCATCGCGGAGCTCATCGGCAAGCTGCAGCGCTTCGCCAGAGCCCATGACGTCGCGATCTTCATGGTCGTGCACCCGACGAAGAGCCCAAAGGCCGACGCCAAGGAAAAGCCGCCCACCCTTAACGACCTCCACGGCTCGGCGCACTGGCGCAACATGGCCGACGCGGGCGTGATCGTGCACCGGGACTACGACACGGACGAAACCCTAGTCATCGTCCGCAAGATCCGGGAGCAACCGAGAGGCGGCAATATCGGGATGGTAGCCCTGCGCTACGACATTAGGACGCGCCGCTACGTCGCCGCGCCGCCGAGGTTGGAGGCGCTGTCTGCCGGCGGGGCGACCGGGACTTACCATGCTCGGGGCGTCGCCGATGATTGAGGCGCGCAACCAAGCCTCAGGCACCATGAAGCCAATACCGAGGACCGCAGGATGATCACCTACATCGATGTCCCCTACGCAGCGCGCCACCGGGCGAAAGCCCTGGGCGCCCGCTTCGATATGGCGAAGCGCCAATGGTACGTCCCCGACGGCCTGGATCTGGCCGCGTTCAAGGAGTGGACGCCGGCAGGGCTGAGGGGCTGGCTGGGCAACCTGCCAACCCGTGCAAAAAATGCACGAGTTCGAAGCGGGCAGAAAAGTCTGCCGTCCGCTGGGTCTCGCCCAGGTCGATATCCAAGCGGACTAGAAGCGACAAGCCGCAAGCCCGTTAATCACGTTAGCGCGAGGAAAACATCATGACGATCGATCCGACATTTCTGCGCGCGATTGCTGAGAGCCAGCCGATTCTCTCCGGCCTGACTGGCTGGAAAGTGACCACGTCAATCGACGACAAGGCTGTGGCGGTGGTTTACGAGGCGCCCGATGGCGGCGCGACGGGAACAACCATGCGCTATGTTGACGGTAGCGCAGAACTCGACGAGCAACGACTTTCGCGCGCCGCGTTCGACACTGCTCGGCTGGAATACGTCAAGCGCCTTGAGGCGCGCTGCGGCATCTGATGGCGCGAAAGCCTTCCATCGACGAGGCTGAAATCGGCCGAGCCCTCTTGATCGCTCGCGACCGCGACGACACCGATTGGAAGGTGCTCGTGGAGCGCTACGGCCTGCGCCGCACCCGCCTCTGGATGCTCTACCGGGCCGCCAAGAAAAATGTTCATGAACATTTCGGCGGTACCACGGACGGCCAAGCTGGCGCATTAGTAGATTCCAAGACGGCTTAAGCCGCTATCGGTTGGTGCGCGAACCTCGCCACCATTTTCGTGGAAACGTGGTGGTGAATGCAGCGCTGGTACGTCGTGCAGACCAAGCCGCGGTTCGAGACGATCGCCCGGCTTAACCTGACTGACGAGAAGCGGCGCGGCGGCCCGTTCATCGTTTTCCTCCCCGAATATACGAAGACGCGTCGTCACGCTGGCAAGACCGAGGAGGTCAGCCGGCCGCTCTTCGAACGATATCTGTTCGTTCAGGTCGATCTCGATTCAGCGCATCGGCGCTGGCAGGACATCAACGCCACCCGTGGCGTGAGCCGCATGGTGACCGGAGCGGGTGACCGCCCATTGCCGCTACCAGAGGGCTATGTGGAGAGCCTGCAGGCCCGTGCCGAAAGCGACGGTGGCAAGATCAAGCTTCAGGGCCCCGAGGTCCCAGTATTCCGGCGCGGCCAGGTCGTGCGCATGACCGAGGGCCCGTTCGTCGGCTACAGCGCCGCCGTTCTCTGGGACACGACCTCCGACCAGGAGCGCGTGTTCCTGCTGTTCCGGGTGCTGGGTGGAGAGACCAAGCTGTCGTTGCCGCTCGGCGGCGTAGTGGCTGCATAACCTCGGTGCCACCCGCCCGACGATTCAGCGGCGCCCTGAGCCCGCCTGCTTCTCAAGGGAATCGAGACGATTTCGAATGTTCTCTTGGTCGCGGGCAATCTGGTCGAGTGCCTCGCAAAACTTTACTGCGGCGGCCAAAAGCAATGTCCGGTCACTGATGTTGCCATCCCCGTCACGTCGCTCTGATCGCTCCCAGAGTGTTTCGAGGGAACTTTTCGCCCTACCCAAAGACTGGCGCGGAGACGTTGGTTGGCGTGCAGGGTTGCCCTTCGGGCGGGGCGCTTCGTAGTCGTCCCAAGAGTTGTCGCTCATGTGGCCTCTCAACTTCAAAGGTGAGCGGCCAGCATAAGCCCGAACTGAGCGCTTCCCGACCTGTATTCGCAACCACATAGGCATTTTCAAAATGGCCGGTAAACCCGGCCGCTCGGGCACGAACAAGGGGAAGGACCGCATGTGGTCCGAAGCCATTCGCCGGGCGGTAAATCGGACGACCTCGGACGGAAAGACCAAGCGTCTTGATGCGCTGGCGTCGAAGCTGATCACCAAAGGCCTCAAGGGCGACACGTCAGCGCTTCGCGAGATTGGTGACCGGCTCGACGGCAAGCCGCCCCAAGCCATCGTTGGCGACGCTGGCGCTGATCCGATCCAGACCGTGACGCGCCTTGAGATCGTGGCGGCAGGCGATGTCAGCAACGGCAAGGATTGAACTGCCGCCAAAGCTGGTGCCGGTCTTTGCCGGCGAGGCGATGTACCGCGGTGCCTATGGCGGGCGCGGCTCGGCCAAGACGCGTTCGTTTGCCAAGATGGCGGCGGTGTGGGGGATGAAGTTCGCGCTGGCGAACGAGCCCGGCGTCATCGTCTGCGGGCGCGAGTTCATGAACTCGCTCAACGACAGTTCGCTGGCGGAGGTCAAGGCGGCGATCGCTTCCGAGCCCTGGCTGGCGGATTTCTACGACGTCGGCGAGAAGTACGTCCGCACGAGGGATGGCCGGATCGAGTTCGTCTTCACCGGCCTGCGGCACAACCTCGAAAGCATCAAGTCCAAGGCTCGCATTCGGCTGCTTTGGGTGGACGAGGCCGAGACGGTATCGGAAGCGGCTTGGGCGATAGCGATCCCGACCGTTCGCGAGACCGGCTCAGAAATCTGGGTCACGTGGAACCCGAAGCGCAAGAAGAGCGCCACGCACAAGCGGTTCCGGGAAAACCCGCCGGCCGGCGCCAAGATCGTCGAGCTCAATTGGCGGGACAATCCCTGGTTCCCGGCCACGCTCGACAAGACCCGGCGCGAAGATCGGGAAAAGCGGCCCGACCAGTACGACCACATCTGGGATGGCGGGTTCGCCGTGGTGCTCGACGGCGCCTACTACGCGAAGTGCCTGCTCGATGCCAAGGCCGAAGGGCGGATCAGCAATGTCGCCCGTGACCCTCTCATGGTGCCGCGCGCCATCTGGGACATCGGCGGAACGGGGCTCCGGGCCGACGCCGCGGCGATCTGGATAGCGCAGTTCATCGGCAAGGAAATCCGCGTCCTCGACTACTACGAGGCTGTGGGCCAGCCACTGGCAACGCATGTCCAATGGCTGCGCGATCGAGGATGGACCAAGGCGCTGTGCATCCTGCCGCACGATGGCTCGACGAACGACCGCGTCTACGACGTGTCCTACGAGAGCGCGCTGAAGGCGGCGCTGTTCGACACGCTGGTGATCCCCAACCAGGGGAAGGGCGCCGCCAAGCTCCGCATTGAGGCGGCTCGGCGAATCTTCCCCAGCGTCTGGTTCAACGCCGCGACGACCGAAGGCGGGCGTGAGGCGCTGGGCTGGTACCACGAAAAGAAATCTGACGATGACCGGGATATCGGGCTTGGGCCCGAACATGACTGGTCGTCACACGGCGCCGACGCCTTCGGGCTGATGGCTGTTGCTTATGAGGAACCGACAATTGTGCGCAAGCGTAAGAGCCCCGAGCGATCCGGCAGCTGGATGAGCGCGTGATGGCTGAAACGGACGCCAGCGATGAACTGAAGGAAGACCTCGAGGCTTTCGAAGCCTGCGCCGAGGCCGAGAAGGATAATCGCGCCGATGCTATCGAGGATCTGAAGTTCGGCCGCCTGGGCGAGCAATGGTCCCCGGATGACGTGAAGATTCGCAAAGGTCGCCCCTGCCTGGTGATCAACACGCTGCCGTCGTTCATGCGGCAGGTCTACAACGATGCCCGGCAGAACAAGCCGGCGATCGCGGTCAAGCCGGTCGATGACGCCGCCGACGTTGAGACAGCCAAGGTCCTCAACGGCATCATCAAAAATATCGAGTACACGTCGAGCGCCGACGTCGCCTATGACACCGCGGCTGAATGCGCTGTTGATCGCGGCCTTGGCTATATCCGTGTCGCCATCGAATACGCTCATGACGACACCTTCGATAAGGATCTGCTGATACAGCGGGTAGCCAACCCGTTCAGCGTCTACGGCGATCCCCACTCGACGGCGGCCGACAGTTCCGACTGGTGCATCGCGTTCGTAACCGACCGTATGGCGAAGTCCCGTTTCCGTCGCCGGTGGAAGGGGGCCGCGGAGGTCGACTGGGACGACCTCGGCTATTCGAATCTGCCGGCGCCCTGGTCCGAGGACGGAGAAATTCTGGTCGCCGAGCGCTGGAAGCGCGAGGAGGTGGACCGCAAAATCCTGCTGCTCTCGGACGGCATGGTCATGGCCGCCGAGGATTTCGAGAAAGTCGACCCCGAGACGCGCCTGTCGCCGCGGGACCTGGCTTCAGTGTCCGGGGTTACCGTCGTCCGCGAGCGCATCGCCAAGAGCTACAAGGTCACCCAGCGCATCATGACCGGTGCGGAGATACTGGAGGACAACGACTGGGCCGGGCGCTTCATCCCGCTGATCCCGGTCTACGGCGAGGAGATCAACGTCGAGGGCAAGCGCCATTTCCGCTCTCTGATCCACTCTGCCAAGGATGCGCAGCGCAATAAGAACTACTGGCGCTCTTCAGCGGCCGAGCTCGTAGCCCTCGCTCCCAAGGCGCCGTGGGTGGGCCCGACGGGGTCCTTCAAGACGGACGAAAATTGGACGACGGCGAACACTGAGAACCACGCTTTCCTCGAATATGACCCGGTGAACGGCGGCGCGGCACCGCAGCGCCAGCCCTTTGCCGGCATCCCGGCCGGCGCGCTGCAGGAGGCGCTGAACGCCTCCGATGACATGAAGGCGATCCTCGGCATGTACGACGCCTCGCTGGGGGCGCGGTCGAACGAGACGAGCGGCAAGGCCATTCTGGTGCGGCAGCGCGAGGGCGATGTCTCGACGTTCAATTTCGTCGACAACCTGACCCGCGCCATCCGTCACACCGGCCGCGTGCTGATCGACCTTATCCCGAAGGTCTACAGCGGCGCGCGCGTCGTGCGCATCTTGGGTGAAAAGAACGAGCCTCAGAGTGTCGGCGTCAACGGCAAGCAGGTCCAGGGACAGGCCCGGACCTTCGACCTCACCGCCGGCAAGTACGACCTCGCCGTGTCGACCGGCCCGATGTACACGACGCGCCGCGAAGAAGCCGTCGCAGCCCTGACCGAGCTTCTGCGTGCCTTCCCGCAGGCCGCCCCCGTCATCGGGGACCTGCTGATCAAGATGATGGATTTCCCGGAGGCCGACGAGATCGCCAAGCGCCTCCAGGCGCTGGCGCAGGGCAACAACATCGATCCGGCCGTGGTCAAGAAGATGCAGCAGGAGATCGAGGTGTTGCGCGCCGAGAACGCCCGGCTCAAGGGCGACGCCGGCATCGACGCCGCAAAGGTCCAGGTCGACGCCTTCGAAGCCCAGACCGATCGCATGAAGGTCGTGGGCGATTTGGCGACCTCGGCCGCCACCCCATCAGCAATGCAGTTTCACCAACCGTAAGGAGTGAGCATGACGACCGAGACCACGACCAATCCTACCGGCGCAGAGGGCGAGACCGAAACGAACGGCTCTGCCACCGAGATTGCCGAGGAAGTCGTAGAGGGCCAGGACGGCGAGGCAGCGAACGCCGAAGGCGAAGGCGGGGAGCCCGCGGGCCAACCCAACGCCGACGACGACACGGACGAAGTCGAGCACGAAGGCCAGAAGTACCGCATTCCGAAAGCGGTGAAGCCGCTGGTAATGATGAATGCGGACTACACGCGCAAGACGCAGGATCTTGCCGAGCAGCGCAAGGCACTGGGGGGCGAACAGGAGCAGTTCCGCCAGCACGCCAAGCTGTATCACGAGACCCTCGCCGATCAGGCGCGGCTAATCAACATCGACGATCAGCTGAACCAGTATCAGCAGGTCAATTGGGCTGCGTTGTCAGACCAAGACCCCGTGAAGGCTCAGCGCCTTCAGGGTCAGTTCCTGACACTGCAGCAGCAACGCCAAGCCCTGGTTGGCCAAATCCAGGAGAAGCAGCAGAAACTGAGCTCGGACGCGCAGCAGCGTGCTGCCAAGCGCGCCGAGGAAAGTCAGGCCTTTCTGCAGCGAGAGATTCCGGGCTGGTCTTCCGAACTGGACGTGAAGCTATCGAAGTTCGCGATCGATCAGGGGTTCACCGCCGAGCAGATCAGAGGCTTGGCCGTGAGTAGCCCCGTGGCGGTCAAGGTGCTTCATCTCGCGTACCTCGGGAAGCAGCTCATGGACAAGCAGCGCACCGCTGCGAAGCCAAAACCGCCGTCCGCCAACCCCGTGCCGCAGGTCAACGCCAGTCGCGGTTCCGCGACTAAGGACCCCGACCGCATGAGCACGAAGGAATGGATGGATTGGCGCTCCAAGTCGCTGGCCAAGAAGGCCGGCTAAGCCTCACCCCATCTCGGGGCCTTAGCGCCCCAGGAGCACCATCATGCCCAACACGATCCTCACCGATACCAAGGTGACGCGGGAAGCGCTGCGCATCCTGCACCAGAAACTCAATTTCATCGGCTCGATCAACCGTCAGTACGACGACTCCTACGCCAAAAAGGGCGCCAAGATCGGCAGCGACCTCAAGGTCCGCCTGCCGAACAAGTACGTCGTGCGCACCGGCCGCGTCATGGACGTGCAGGACACCGAAGAGGAGTCCGTCACGCTGCAGGTGACCAACCAGAAGGGCGTCGATATCAACTTGAAATTGA